GGAAAAGAACGCGCTCGGCGAGGCAGAGAAAGCCTGGTACGTGTGCGAGCACGCCGCCTGCATCATCTGGCACAACGAGATGGTGGAAGCGTCAAAGAACGGCCGGTGGATCTGTGAGCACACTGGCATCTGGACCCGTGACGGCATGGACTGGTACGGGGCCGATGACGAGATCATGCGCACCCCGCGCTCGGTCAGCTTCAGCATCTGGGCGATCTACAGCACTTGGAGTACATGGCTAAGCCTGGCCGAAGAATGGTTGAAAGTGAAAGGCGATGTTTCGAAGCTGATCACTTTCATTAACACCACGCGTGGCGAAACGTGGGACGACGATCAGGGCGAGAAGCTCGACTCCGAAGTCCTGTACGGCCGCCGCGAAGTTTATCCACAGGTTCCGGCGCTTGGCCTTGTTCTGGTGGGTGGCATCGATACGCAGGACGACCGTTTCGAGGGTCGTGTCTGGGCGTTCGGTCCCGGTGAGGAAGCTTGGCTGGTCCACCGGTTCATCTTGATGGGCGATCCGGCCAGCGAAGAATTGCGCCGCAAGGTTGGGCTCGAGCTGCACCGGCAGTTCACTCGCGTGGACGGCACCATCATGAAGGTTGAGCGCTGGACGTGGGACGCAGGCGGTCACTATGCGGATGAGGTTTACGCCGAGAGCCGAAAGCACGGCGTGCACTGGGTTGTGCCGATCCGTGGTGCGACCATCTACGGCAAGCCGATCGCGAACTTTCCGCGCACAAAGAACAAGGTGCACAAGGTCTTCCTCACCGAGGTCGGTACCGACAACGCCAAGGAACTGCTCTATAGCCGGATGGGGCTCCCCGTCGATACGGCTGCCTCCCAGGCGTGCTTGTCTCAGCCCGGGGTAGTTCACCTTCCGGCCAATGACGCGATCTGCGACGAGTCGGAGGTCAAGCAGCTCACCTCTGAAAAGAAAAAAGCAGCCATATCGAAAGGCAAGCGCGTGATGCGCTGGGACAGCGGCGGCCGTCGAAATGAGGCCCTCGATTGTTTCGTGTACGCGCTCGCTGCGCTTCGCATCTGCCAGCAGCGTTTCGGGCTCGATCTCGATCTGCTGGTCGCCGCCGTAACTGGTGGCAATGAACCAGACGCCGAAGATCGGCCACGCAAGAAATCAACCTTCTGGTAGCGAGACTTATGGCTTTCACAATCGAGCAGTACCAGGCCTTGCAGGCGGCCATCGCCGAAGGCGCGCTGTCCGTCCGCTATGCCGATAAAAGCGTCACGTACCGGTCGCTCGACGAGATGATCCGGATTCTCAAGCTGATGGCCGGTGAACTCGGGCTGAACGCAAGCAGCGACGGCGGTCGCCGCTACACCTCATTCTCAAAAGGATTTTACCCATGAGCATGCTCGACAGCTTGTTCCCTGGGTACGCCGCGAAGCGTTCGGATGCGCGACTGAAAAAGCTGCGCACCGAGATGACGATGGACCTGATCAAGCGCCGGTTCGAGGGCGCAGCTGGTGGTCGCCGAAACGATAGATGGCGCGCCACCGGTGCCGATGCAAACGCAGAGAATGCCCCCGCCCTTGCGAAGCTTCGCAATCGTGCCCGCGACCAACGCCGTAACAACCCGTTCGCTGAGCGAGCTATCACCGGCATCGCTGATAACACGGTAGG